GGCAGGACTCGTATATATACGCAGGCAATGCTAGCGAGCCTTTTTGGTCGGAGTACCTATGGATTAAACCTGCAAGCGAACGTAAAAGTGAGGCGGCATAATATGACTATTGAAATCGGAACAAAGTTTATTAAACAGCGCGGAAAGCATACCAATAAGGAACGCGTAGAAACTGTAACGGATATTTTAAAAACATATAACAGCGCGGGCGAACTGGTAAAAACGCGCTACGTGACAGAGCATGATTTTCTAGGGCAAAAGGTAACAGACAGCGACGTCTGTTTGGTTACAATTGTAAAGGGGCTTATATTATGAACAGCGCAAAGCGTAAACAACTACAACAGGCGGCGCGTCGAGAGGCGCGCTTGAATCTGGCTACCAGTGTTACCGGGTGGTCTATAATAGCGGGCTTGGCGGCATTTATATTGCCCATAGGTTATGAGCTGTTAATTGTCTTAATGACGATTTAACGGCTTTTAACTATAACCAATAGGGCAGCATAGGTTACCCTGTTAAAACGGCTTAGAATTGATTATATGAGGTCTGACAGCATGAACTATACAGAGTTTAAAAAACAGCATGACATATTGATAACAAAAATTATATTTACAAGTAATAACCGGGCTGATACACTGGTCGAGAGCTTGGAGCGTTTACGCTTAGAATATCGGGAACATTTTAACCAACTATTGAGGGCTTTATGATGAATAGATGCAGAGTGAGTGAAGAGGACGCAAGAGACACGTATTTTGACGGTGAGGAGGACATAACAGACCCTTGTTCCGGCGTTAAAGAGCGCGAAAGGTTTAAGAAAATACTTGAAGACATCGAACGACTCGTTTTAAAATTATACAGTAATAAACACTTTAAGCCGGACACAGACGACTTAGAAGCGGCACTTTATTTATATAATGAGCTAAACTGCCATACGAGAGGCGAGGAGCTATGATAACAGACAATACAACAGAGAATGACTTACTAGCAGAGACTATTGAGGAACTTGGGCAAAGCCTAACGGAACTACAGCAGGTCATCGCGGACATTAAAGAACAAGTGAACTATCGAACGGAGGTTGACTGATGCAGGACTTAGAACATAAAATTATTGAATGGCATAGGGCGCGAAACTTAATCGAAGGGAGTAGCGACCACCAACAGTTTGAGAAGTTATTGGAAGAGGTTGAAGAACTACGATTAAATATCATGACCAGTCAGCCTATCGTCGATGACGTAGGGGATATTATTGTTGTACTAATCAACCTCTGTGAGCGTAACGGTTTGGCCCTTGAGGAGTGTATGGCACACGCCTACAACGACATAAAAGACAGACGAGGACAGATGGTCGATGGGCTGTTTGTTAAAGAGAGAAGAGACGAGAGCAGGAGTATACAAGATGCAGTTTAATGTAGCAGGAATGTTTTTAAACGTAGAGCCTAGGTTCGGTATTGGGTTGGACATAGAGAGCGTAGAGAGTCGCCCGGTGTGGACAATTAAGGACGGAGAGTTAAGCACGATGGCCTTTGATGGATTGGTCTTGCTAGTGCCCTTCTTTATTGTTACACTAGGGAACGTATGGATGGAGGTTGATGAGGAATGATTTTATGGGCTTTAGTGGGCGTGGGTGTACTGATAGGTGCATACTACGCACGGAGGAATAAAAATTGATTGTTGAGACATTATTTTATACATTTTTAATCCTATGCCTATGTTATGGCATCAAGGAAACTATGGAGAAATGGGACGATGAGCAAGATTAAAGAGCAGTTAATTGGCTATGAGCAGAACGACTGGATAGCAATCGAAGACCATGTAAAGGTCGATGAGGTAACAGAGTACCTACTGTACGCTATGAGCGTAGCAGAGATGCAACAGGCCGCACGCCAGCACATACAGCACGACCTGTATACAATGGCACGTAGCGACTTCAACAAGGTACATTATGACACTATAGGAGTGCATACAGAGTGAGTAGATGTAAAGCGTGCGACGCTATTATGACGGAATCAGAGTTAAGGCGTACTGATTATAATACAGACAAGCCTTTAGATTTGTGTTATAATTGTATGAGTATTTCAACTAATGCGGCACTTGCATTCGAGGGTGGCGGAGTAACGAGCGAAGAAGAGAATGTAGACCTGAGTGAATTAGGGTTTGACATTAGCAATAATTAATGCTATAATATACTTATGTTATGTTCTTTTATAATAAACTAAAAGCAACTAACTAAGGTATACTTAAGTAGTAACAATTTAATTTAACAACAAAAGGTAATTGATATGTCAGCACAAGTATTAGAAGGAACAGTAGCATTTGAGAACCTGACCGAGCATGAGATGTACAACGGTCAATCCACTGGTAAGTTCTCTTTGGTGTTGTCTTTAGATGAGGCGGACGCCGAGTCATTAGACGCAGCAGGTATCAAACTACGTGAGTACGAAGGTGTAAAGCAGCGCAAGTTTTCCAGTAAGTTTGAGGTAGGTGTCCTAAATGCCGATGGCACGCCCTTTGCGGGTCGAGTCCCCAGAGGCTCCAAAGTGCGTATCCTATGGCAGGAAGGTGCGCCCCATCCAGTACATGGTACAGGCACGTACCTAAACAAGGTGAAGGTCTTAGAGCTTGCAGAGCAGGAAGAGGTAGCGGACTTTTAATTATGGGAGAGTCTACCTTTCTAAAGCACGAGCCGTGTCCCCAATGCGGCTCAAGCAACAACCTAGCAAGGTACTCCGATGGTCACGCCCACTGCTTTAGTGGTGGTTGTGAGTATTATGAGAGGGGCAACGGAACTGCCCCGTCAGACTTTGCACCACGTACACCAACAAGGGCATTTGAGATGACAGGAGTAATAGCGGCAATCCCCGACCGCAGAATCTCACAGAGCATAGCGCAGAAGTTCGGCGTTACTGTGGAGTTCTCACCAACGGGACAAATTGTCAAGCATCACTACCCGTACTATGATAAGGACAGCAGGAAGCCTACAGGGACGAAGGTTAGACAGGTAGAGACCAAAGGATTCTACGCGACAGGGAACTTCGATAACGTAGGCTTGTTCGGTCAGCAAGCGTTCAGGGAAGGCGGTAAGTACATTACCATTACCGAGGGAGAGGCAGACGCACTAGCAGTCAGTGAGATGTTCGACGGCAAGTGGCCTGTAGTGTCTATCCGCTCAGGTGCGGCAGGAGCCAGTAAGGACATCAAGGCCAACTTGGAATGGCTGGAGTCGTTCGAGAACGTAGTTATCTGTTTCGACAACGACAAGGCAGGACAGGAGGCGGCACAGTCAGTGCTTAACTTGTTCACCCCTAACAAGGCGAAGAACGTAGTACTATCCTTGAAGGACGCGGGGGAGATGCTCAAGGCCAAGAAGATACAGGAGTTCACTAGAGCGTGGTGGGACGCCAAAGCCTATAGGCCGGACGGGATTGTCTCAGGGTTGGACACATGGGATATGTTGCAGGAACAGAAGGACGTTAAGTCCATACCGTATCCTTGGGCTTGTTTGAATGAGTACACGCACGGGTTCAGGCCAAGGGAACTGGTAACGATAACGTCAGGGTCGGGCATGGGTAAGTCTCAGATAATGCGAGAGCTTGAGCATTACCTATTGAAGAACACCGAGGACAACGTAGGTATCCTAGCATTGGAGGAGGACGTACCTAAAACCACGCTGGGTATTATGTCCATTGAGGCTAACAAGCAGCTACACTTACCGGACGTTAAGGAGTCGCTGGTAGAGGGAGAGGAGCGAGGTTACTGGGAGAAGACATTCGGGCTGGACAGGATACACTTACTCGACCACTTTGGCAGCACCAGTGAGGACGACTTGCTAGGACGCATCAGGTACATGGCTAAGGGCTTGGACTGCAAATGGATTATCCTTGACCACCTCAGCATTGTAGTGTCAGACCAAGCGCAGGGAGATGAGCGTAAGGCAATCGACAGCATTATGACCAACCTACGGAAGATAGTGCAGGAGACAGGAGTCGGGTTATTCTTGGTGTCACACCTCAGACGACCATCAGGACAGAAGGCGCATGAGGACGGAGGCAAGATTAGCTTAGGAGAGCTACGAGGTTCAGCAGCCATCGCACAGTTGAGTGACATGGTGATTGGACTTGAACGAGACCAGCAACACGCAGACCCGGACACACGCAACACTACATGCGTAAGAGTCCTGAAGAACAGGTTTGTTGGACTCACAGGGGCGGCTTGTTACCTGTACTACGATAAACAGTCAGGCCGTATGATTGAGACAGCGTGTCCTTCTGAGGACAATGTGGAGTTCTAGATATAGTATAACGCATAATTACTTACGTAAGAGGCAGTAGGATATATCATTATGAAGCAGATAGTCTTTGACATTGAAGCTAATGGGCTTAACCCTGATAAGGTTTGGTGCATTATAGCCTACGAGAGAGAGGCTCAGGAGTACACAACTTGGTCAGGAGATGACCTACATTGTTTCAAGGACTGGATTAAGGAGCAAGGTGAGCTAGAGGTCATAGGTCACAACATCATCGGGTATGACATTCCAGTGTTGGAACAATTGCTCGACGTAGACTTTAGCAAGTGTAAAGTTACTGACACATTAGTTATGTCCAGACTGGCAGAGCCATCACGTCAAGGCGGTCATTCATTGGAGAACTGGGGTCAGCTACTAAACCAACCGAAAGGAGAACACAGTGATTGGGACAATTTTTCTCAGGATATGGTGGAGTATTGCCGCCAAGACGTTAGAGTTAATGAATTGGTTTACCAGAGATTACTTCGTGAACTTGCAAGTTTTGGAAATCAAAGCCTTATGCTTGAGGGTCAAGTACAAGGGATTATTAGCGAGCAAATTAAAAGCGGCTGGCTGGTAGACCAAGAGAAAGCATTTGTACTCTTGGCGGAGTTGAAGGAAAAGAAGATGGACTTGGAGGACAGGGTACATGAGAAGTTCAAACCCTTACCTACATTTATTAAGGAAGTAACCCCGAAGGTCAAGAAGGACGGTAGCTATTCCGTAGTCGGCCTGAAGTTCTTAGGGGAGCAATGGGAAACAGCAGTAGCACCATTTAGCAGACTGGACTATCCAGAGTTTAACTTAGGCTCACGACAACAGATAGGTCGTTACCTAAAACACTTCGGATGGAAGCCAGAGACCTTTACAGAGAAAGGACAGCCAATCGTTGATGAGAGCGTTCTTAACAAGGTGAAGGGTATACCGGAAGCGGAGCTTATTGGTGAGTACCTTATGGTACAAAAGCGTATCGCACAGATACAGAGTTGGCTGGACGCAGTTAAGGAAGACGGAAGAGTCCACGGTTATGTCAACGCCAATGGTGCGGTAACAGGAAGAATGACACACTCAAGCCCCAACGTGGCTCAAGTACCGGCAGGTAATGCACCCTACGGTAAACAGTGCAGAGAGGTTTGGACAGTACCTACAGGCTACAAGTTGGTAGGTATGGACGCAAGCGGATTGGAGTTACGTATGCTTGCACACTATATGAACGATGAGGCATACACAAATGAAATACTCACGGGAGATATTCACACGGCAAACCAGTTGGCTGCTGGCCTTGAAACTAGAAATCAAGCAAAGACTTTTATCTACGCTTTCCTTTACGGCGCAGGAGATTCAAAAATCGGAAGCATCGTCGGAGGAACTGCAAAGGATGGTAAACGACTTAAGGAAAAGTTCCTACGAAATACGCCAGCTCTTAGAACACTACGAGAACGAGTTGGAGTGGCTTCAGGAAGAGGTTATGTTCTTGGCTTGGATGGACGAAGGGTCGCTGTACGGTCAGAACACGCGGCATTAAACACTCTCTTACAGAGCGCAGGTGCAATCGTTATGAAGAAAGCACTGTGCATACTGGATGAGTACGCCACGTTGTACGGCATTGATTACAAGTTTATAGGAAACATACACGATGAAATCCAGACGGAGGTTGCAGAAAAGGACGCAGACTGGTTTGGCAAGTTGGCAGCATCATGTGTTGAAGCAGCAGGACTCCACTTCAAACTCAACTGCCCTCTCGCCGGAGACTATCAAATCGGAACCGACTGGAGCCAGACACACTAAACAAGGTGATAAGAATGAACTATAACAGACAACTTGAAGATAAGACTAGATTGACAATTAATGGTAAGCGTTACCGGGTAGGCAATCCGAACCACCCACACTACGAACTATACAAGAAGCACGGCATCGACGCAGTACTTGAGGTCATGGGCTTGATTGAGGATAAACAACAGGATACATTCCCTTGGGGTAGTATATTCTTTCTCTCAGCTCTCGCAGGTTTGATTGCTTGTTTCACATTCTTCGGGGAATAAAATGTGGATACTACCAAAGAATTACCCACTGTCGTCGCATTTTGTGCAGGATATGGTGGAATCGAAAGAGGACTTGACCTTGCCGGGGTTGAACATCGAGTCGTCGCTTATGTTGAAATCGAAGCCTTCGCCATTGCGAACTTGGTGTCGAAGATGGAAGCCGGACTCTTACCTCCCGCACCTATTTACACGGATATTAAAACCTTCCCATCGCACTTGTTTCGAGGAAAAGTTAGCATCCTCACTGGCGGTTATCCCTGCCAACCATTCAGTGCAGCAGGAAAGCGAAAAGGAACAGATGACCCAAGACACTTGTGGCCTCACATCAGGAGGCACATTGAAGCAATTAGACCTATTCAGTGCTTCTTTGAAAACGTCGAAGGACATATCTCGCTTGGACTCTCCACAGTTGTCAGCGACTTGGAAGAAGATGGTTATAGAGCAGCGTGGGGAATATTCTCAGCGCGTGAAGTCGATGCTCCGCACCAAAGAAAAAGAGTCTATATCTTGGCCAACTCCGACAACACAAGACTCAGACAAAGCAAACAAGCAAATGAGACACAATCATCAAAACGGCTTGACAGCGGTAGTGTTTCACAGAGAAAAAATTTGGCCTACACCGACAGCGCACTTGGGACAGGAGGGAGCATACCCAGCGGAGTACACAAGGAACACGCCGAGCTTGACAGCGGCAGCAACACAAGCAGATGGATTGCCACATTCAAGTGGCCGACTGAACCCAGAGTGGGTAGAGTGGTTGATGGGGGTTCCCACAGGGTGGACAGGCTTAGACTCTTGGGTAACGGAGTAGTGCCTCAGACAGCGGCAAAAGCCTATATAACATTAACGGAGAGAATAACATGAAGCCTAACAAAGCGGATAGGAAGAAGTTTGATTTAGACTTGGCATACGGCGAGGTACGGGAAGACAAGATAGCCGACATGTTACAGAACAAGAAGATAGAAGTTAAGTCCGAGAAGGATATGTGGCAGAAGACTGGTAACATTTGCATTGAGTACCAGTCATGGGGTAAGCCTTCGGGCATAGCAGCCACGGAGTCGGACTACTGGTTCCATAACCTGTGCATAGGGGACGATGAGTACTGTACCTTGGTGTTTGATACAAAGGTATTGAAGAAGATAGTAAACGGTTTGGATACGTTCAGAACAGTATCAGGCGGCGACAACAACGCAAGCCGGATGTTCTTGGTAAACTTACAGAAGCTATTCTCAACGGATGTAATCAAAGCATTCAAGGAATTGGAAAATGAAAAAGACTGAGACGTTAGTTAAAGACATCTACAAGATGATGGAGACAAAGGACGCTGACCCGGCAGTAGACGTTGAGGCTGAGATTGAGAAGTTCGGTGAAGCAGTCAAGGACTTAATGCGTACTGAGTTCGGCAGGGAGAAGCGACAAGACAAACGGACGCTAAGGTTGTCTAACATTGGACGCACA